GCCGCAGCCGGGCCGCCCAACGGACCCTACCCATCAAGCCAGTCGGGCTTCCATCTTTTCGGAGATGACCCGGCAGCCCCCTCGGGCGGCCCGGCACAGCTGTGAAACACACAGAACCTTTGCAAAAGGAACCGCATGCCTGAAGAAAACCCGGACGAAGCGCTATTTGAAGATCTGAACGACATTTGCGTGTTCTGCGAATGCGCCGGGGACCTGCGCCTGCGCCAGTATCAGCAGGCGGTGGCGCGCGCTGTACTCGAAGCGGTGTTCAACGAACGCGGGTTGAGCTTCGTGGTGATGTTCCCACGCCAAAGCGGAAAAAACGAACTGCAAGCCCAATTGGAGGCCTACCTGCTGGCGTGTCTGCACCTGCACGACGCGCAGATCATCAAAATTAGCCCGACATACCGGCCGCAGGCCATTAACGCGATGCGCCGGCTGGAAAGAGTGTTGGAGCAAAACCTGATCTTCCGCGCAACCGGCTGGAAAAAAGAAGGCAGCACCACCTACAGGGTGGGACGGGCGCGCATCGACTTTCTCTCGGGCGCACCCGAGTCTAACATTGTCGGCGCCACGGCCAGTACCCTGCTGGAAGTGGATGAGGCACAGGACGTCCTGCCCTCAAAATATGACAAGGACATTGCGCCTATGGCGGCCAGTACCAACGCTACCCGGGTGTTTTGGGGTACGGCCTGGACCAGCAACACCCTGCTGGCGCGGGAAATGCGCAGCAGTTTAGCGGCAGAGCAGTTAGACGGTGTAAGGCGGGTGTGGCGGCTGACGGCGGATGAGGTGGCTGCCGAAGTGCCCGCATACCGGGCATTCGTAGATGATCAAGTGGCCCGGCTGGGGCGCAACCATCCCCTGGTGAAGACGCAATTTTTCAGTGAAGAGATTGACGGCCAGGGGGGCATGTTCCCACCGGAGCGGCGCGCGCTGATGCAAGGCGAACACGGCGCACGCAGTGCGCCGGTGGCAGGGTGCATTTATGCGGTTCTGCTGGATGTGGCCGGAGAGGATGAGGCGGGCGGCGTGGGCGGCGAAGATGCTGCCGCCGGCAGTACCAAGCGGGACGCGACCGCTTTAACGGTGGTTGAGGTGGATCTCTCGACCCTGGCGGATCCCATCATTCACGCGCCGAGGTACCGGGTGGTAGATCGCCACCTGTGGGTGGGAATGAAGCAAAGTGCCCTATATGCCCAGGTGCGGGGGTTGGCGGATCACTGGCGGGCGCGTTACCTGGCGGTGGATGCTACCGGGGTAGGGGCGGGGTTGGCTTCTTTTTTGACCAGTGTTTACCAGGAAAAGGTGATTTCGTTTGTGTTCTCGGGGGCGAGTAAAAGCGCGCTGGCATGGGATTATTTAAGCGTGGTGGAATCGGGCCGGTACAAAGATCACCAGGCCGGGAGTGGCAGTGAAACGGTGAACAGCCTGCAGGCGCGTTTTTGGCGTGAATTGGAAAGCTGCCAAATGGAAGTGATGCCGGGCCCAGAACGGCGGGTAAAGTGGGGCGTGCCAAATGGCATGAAGGGGGCGGACGGTGAATTTATTCATGATGATCTGGTGTTGAGCGCTGCGCTGTGCGCGGTGCTGGACGATCAAATTTGGGGTCTGTCGGGCCCGGCGCTGATCGTGTCCCGGGCAGATCCGCTGGCGGAGTTGGACCGGGGATATTAATCACAGGCGCGCTGCCCTCTACAGGGCGGCGAAGCGGCGGAGCCGCGAAGCGGCGGAGCCCACGGAGAAAAGCAATATGTCTGATAAAACTAAAACGATTGTGGAACGAATAGCGGCCGGTCTGCTGGAGGGCCCGCTGGGGCGGGCCTTGCGCGCGCAATTGGGCGCGGTGTGGGTTGAGAATGACACCACCTTCCAGCAGGCCGGGCGCGGGTTTAACCAAACCCTGCGCGACCGCTATGATAGCGACCGGGAAAGCATTCAAAAAGATGCCCTGGATGCCTGGCGACTAAATCCGCTGGCGCGTCGGGTGGTGGGTCTCACCACGCAATATGTGGTGGGGGGCGGTGTTAGCGCGGGCGTGAAGCACGAGGAAACCCATAAGTTTGTCAGGAACTTTTGGGAGCATCGGCTGAATCGAATGAGCGTGCGCTGTTATGAACTGTGCGACGAGCTCACCCGTACGGGCAATTTATTTCTTTTGATCTCGACCGATGCGGCGGGTATGAGCTACATTCGGCCGGTTCCGGCGAGTGATATTGATAAGATTGATGCCCGAGAGAACGACATTGAGCAGCCGCTGCGATTTTGGCCGAAGGCCGAAGCGCAGCAGCTTACTCCAGCAGCTTACCCGGCCTATTCTGAAGATCTGGATCAGGCGGATAGTGACGGGGGGTTTTCGGTGGTGATGGTGCACTACACCATCAATCGGCCGGTTGGGGGTCAATGGGGAGAAAGTGACCTGGCGCCGGCTCTAAAGTGGCTGTCGCGTTATTCGAATTGGTTGGAAGACCGGGCGCGTTTGAACCGCTTTAGAAACTCTTTCCTCTTTGTTGTGAAAAGCAAGTTTGCCAGCGAATCGGAGCGCGCAGCGCGACAAGCCAACCTTGCGCTTAACCCACCTGCACCCGGTTCTATTTTGGTGTGTGATGAAAGCGAAACCTGGGAAGTGCTGAGCGCAAAACTAGAAAGTAATGATGCCGCGGCGGATGGCCTGGCCCTAAAAAAGATGGTGGCCACAGCAGCCGGCGTGCCGCTCCATTTTCTGGCGGAGCCAGAAAATTCGACGCGCACGACCGCGGAAGCGGCCGGCGGGCCCACCTATCGGCATTTTGAGCAAAGACAGAATTACTTCATCTGGTTGATTGAAGACCTGCTAAAAATTGTGATTGCCCGAAGGGCAAAAGTGGATCATTCTGTAAGCAAGCGGGCCGAAATTGAGGTACGCGGGGCGGATATCAGCGCTCGGGATAACGTTAGTTTGAGCATGGCCGCGCAAAATATTATCAATTCGCTTTCTGATCTGCGGGATAGGGGCCTGATAACCGATGAGGAATATTTGAGAATGGCTTACCGGTTTGCGGGAGAGGTGGTGGATGTGGAGGATATGTTGGAGAAAGCGGCCGCCGGCAGGCCGCCGACGCTGTATAGCTGGCGCCGGCCGGGAGATCCGGCGGGCATGACGGATCCGAGCCAGGTGGATGAGGCGGGTAACCCTGCGGCGAACACCAAAGCAAAGGTTAAAGGCAAGCAGCACAATAACGTTATTGACATTGAAACCGGCGAGGAAAAACCGAAACCGGAGCTTTAGGGTCTGGAGGGTAAGGATATGGCGGTTATTTCTGGAGTAAAGGTTGTGACCACGGCTGGAACTGCTGTGCGGTTGAGCGCCACGAGTTTAATAATCAACGGGCCGGTGACGGTGAAAGCGCTGTCGACCAACACAGGGTTGATGTTTGTGGGGAATGTGAGCGGTGACGTGCAAAGCACGAACGGCTTTCCGCTGGCGGCTGGAGATGTGGCGGTTTTTAACAATATTGGAAACGCTATGGAAGTATGGGTTAATTCGGCTGTCAACGGTGAGGGGGTGGCCTGGCTGGGGATGGAGGTATGAGCACCGCAGTACCGGTTAAGACATGCGCGCTTTACCGGCGCAGGGCGGCCGTTCGTTACCTGCTGCGGGATGAATTTACAACGGCCGCGGCCGCGCCGCTGTCCAGTCCGCGCAGCTGCGAACCGGGCCCTGGGACGATTACGTTAGTGCAAACGGATGGGCGGTTCTCGATTAGCGGGGGCGCGCTCCAGATTGAGGCGCAAGCCACACCCGACCAGGCCGGAATCGGTTTTTATGCCGGCACGGTTGCGCGCCAGGCGGGCCGGTTTTTGGCTGCCAGAATGAGCCGGAGCGCGCTTGGAAATTATTACCCGTACCTGGGGTGGGGCGGAAGCGGGGAAAACTTACCGGTATCGCTGAATAATGTGGATCTTGGAATCGCATTCAATGACTCTGGGGAATTTTGGACCAGCGGGTTAAGCTATGTTTTGCCTGGGCCTATAAGTTCGGCGAAGGCGCAAGTGGGGCAAGCGTATAGTTTCGCGCTGGTGCTGCGGGGTACGGGTGGTTTTGTGCTGGTGCAGGGGGGGCTCTTCGCGCGCTGGACGCTGGTATTTGTGACTGTGAGTAATTTGTATGGGGCGGCAGCTATGCGGCCGGTAATGAATACCTGGAGTGGGCCGGCCGCAACCTGTGATGGGCTGATGGTGGGTGATCTGCCAGGGTCTCAGTGGCAGTTGGATTATGGGATTGCGGTGAGCCGGGCGGCTGCGCCGGCGAGCGGAACCACGGGCACGATGCAAGCGGATGGGATGGTTGAGTTCACCTGGACGGTGGGCGCCGGTGAAACGATGGAGATGAGCATCCGGCGCACGGATGACGTGAATCGGTGGGTGCTGCGATGCAGCCAG